TCAAACTCTTTAACGCTAAGTTGGTCAAGCTTAGCAATAGTTTCTATAGTTTCTCCACACTCTGAGCAACGAAGGGCTACCTTGTAGTCTTCGCCATATGTAACAATTCTTAGCTTATGAAGTAAGAACTCATAATCACCGAGGCTCATGTCATATACATGAATAGCAGGTTTTTCAATACAACATCCTTCGATGATATCTGCAAGTGTTTTTAGCGGAGTACTGGAAGGAGAAAGTCTCTTCATCTCATCTCTTGCAGTCATAGAGCGAAGCTCTACATGAGGATTTACATTTTCGCTATAAATTTTTCCCTTTGAAGGGAGCTCATAGCCTTCCATAATAGTGTAATCGGTCTGTCTATCCATAATAATAAGTCCTTTCATTTAATATTCAATTATTATAGTTCTCGATTTTCAAAGTAGTGTTCTAAAATATACCTTATAAGAGCTGATACAGTAATACCTCTGGCATTAGCAGTTTCTTTTAAACGTTCAATCAGCGGTTTTGATGACTCAAAAGTTTGTATAACCTTGTCACTTCTATCTACTTTTTTACGTCCCATTATAAAAGTCCTTTCTCTAAGATATATAGCTTTTGACTACTATATAATTTAGCAGAACAATAAATAGATTTATTAAAAATAAAAAAGAGTAGTAACTTACTACTCTTTTTTATTTTTATTTATTATATATTAGTCAGGCATTACCATAATAGCTCGGTCGTATTGAAGCTCTGCAGTAATCTGTCTCTTGCCGTCGTTTTCTTTGTCGAACTCGCCCTCGCTGATTTTATTAATCCAGCAGCCGTAGAGAGTCCAGCTTCTAACCTGCTCAAAGTCCTGGGTATACTCAATGAGTGTGCAGTTTTTCTTGTAGTCCTTCATGCGGCCACCCTTACGAGTATGAACGTTGTAAGCAAGTGCCTGCCAAGCCATTAGGATAGACTTAGTATCCAAACCAACAACGTCATCAACAGTTATAGAACCTGCCTCATATTCAGGAGTACCAGCGAAGGTAACAGTGTCATTACCACGCTTATACTTAAGAACCTCGAGGCCAAAGTGAGGAACAGGAGCTTTAACTACATTAAGCTTAAGAGTTTCTTGAGCCTTTTTAATTTTATCACTATCAGCAGCCGCGCTATGGTCGCCTGTATAAGCTGCGCTAACGATATTGTCGATATCATCTACGATTAGCGAGAAAAAGCCAGATCTGGCAGCTTCATAGTTAGCGAGGTTGGTGCTGATATGCATAGCAGATAAACTATTTGACATATTCTATAATCTCCTTTCAATTAACCATTTACAACAGCAGAGGTTTCACCGAAAGAATCTTCAAGAGAGATTTCAAGGTCAAAGTCCTCAACAGCTTCGATAGGAATAATTCTAAGCTTAGCTTTTAGAGTTGCTTTCTTATCAGTGTATACCTTGATAATCTTGTAATCTCTTACACCCTGGTCAGCTTTCATTCTTTCGAGGGTAGGTGTAATAGCGTTTACAAAGTTGAACCAGAGAGTATCACTGTTAGGATCGAATGTAAATCTACGGCAAGCAACATAAAGCTGTTTCTTAATTGTGGTGCAGAGCTGTCTGATGTTTAGGAAGTCATCAGCAGTAAGGTCATTACCGCCTGCAGCTGCACCAAGCTCAGCAGCAGTTCTGTTACCCCAGAGGTAATAGCTACCACGGAAGTTAGCAATTACATTACAAGCAAACTTAGGCTGTGCAGAAGCATCTACAATGTTTCTAGGCTCAAGAGCGTTGATAGCAATTTCACCAAGTTTAACATCAGTATGGTCGATTACATAACTAGCAACACCGCGAGTATAACCAGCAGCTGCATACCACTCAGCAAAACCACCACCAAGAGCATTCATAAAGCAAGCAAGATAATGGAATGCGCCAGGGAATTCAACAACATCGCCGGACATTTTGTAGTGTACGCTAGGTACTGTCATAGCACAGTAAGGACCTTCAGTTTTAGTAACCGTAGACATGTTATTGATGCCATCAGCAATAAGCTTTTCAGGTCTGTCTGTAGAATTAGTATCAACATAGCAGTTCTTATCAAGCTCGATAAGCGCAGTACAGTCACCACGACCACCACAAAGAACTACACCTGCATCATCAGTTCTGTAGCAAGCAAGCTTTGCAATAATACCGTTAATCTTATTGAATACGTTTGGTGTAACGGTTGTGTCGTCGTAAGCGTCCACGAAATCTTTCTGAGTATCGTAAGCAGTGATTTTGCCTTCGCTGTTTTCTGTTAGGTTGTTAACTGCCTCAGCATAGCTGTAGGTGGCCGTTCCAGCCTTCCCAGATTCCGTCGATACCTTAAATCCAGTATAACCCTTATCAATTACTTCAGCATAAGCATCCGCATATAGATCAGCAATATCGCCTTGTATATTAACTTTTTCAGTCTCTGTTGCAGTTTTGAGGCTAGCTTCAAGAGTTTTATAAGCATCAGACGCCTCTACATCAGCAATGATCTCAGCAAGTTTTGCTATATCAGCTTTAATTGCTTTCAAACGATCATTTAATGGATCAAATGTATCTTTTTCATAGGTAGTCTTAAGTAAGCCATGGCTAATAAAGCGGAAGTCGTAGCTTGCTTTATCCTTAAAGATTTCCCAGTTAGCTTCAGAGCTAATATCGTCAATAGAGTTAATAGGTAAATAAATAATGGTATATCCAAGACTTAAAAGCTCGGCAGCCATTCTGTTACCATAATGACACTCTGTTCTCGTTGAAGTAACTTCCTTGCCTTCTGCATCTACAGAAGTTACAATAGTGACTTCTTTTTCAATGTCTGTTAGTCCAATAACATCCTCAAAATCCTGTCTAGAACTAAACTCATAAACACCATTAGAGTCAGGAAGCACTACGTCAGCAGGTGTTTTTATAGTCTTACCATCAGCTTCATAAATAGGTGCTAAAACAGGCTCGCGGTTTTTGTAGCCGGCGATTAGAACTGAATAGTTGGCATAACTAGCAGGTGTGCCGGGAGAAGTTCTATCTTTCTCATTAATAAGTATTTTAGGCATACTAATTATATCTCCTTGTTTAATTTAATAACTTTAATTGTTGAAAGTTCTTTTTGCAACTTCAAATAATTTAGCAGATTATTTTATGCTACATTCAAATAAAATTTCTTCTTCTGTAGGGTCAGAAATTTTGTCAGCAGCAGTAACTTCAATACCTACGATACGCCAGTTTTGCTTCTGAGGTATACTAAATAGGAAACCATCTTGAAGCTCCAACTGAATAGTCCACTTATAAAACTGTCCGGCAAATAGATGTGATGGTATATCACTTGTATCAGATACTGTATTAAGTACTCTTAGATTTGCAGTATGTTTTACAACATAATTATTATAAGGAATTTCTATAATAATTTGCGGATTATTTATAAGCTTAAATAGATATTGTCTAACATACTCATCAGCCTCAATTCTTTTCTTTGTGTAAATATCTAACTGATAAGTAGTTTTTACTGGGATAACATTTAAATGAATAGTTGCTGCAGTAGTAGCATCTTGCCCAATTACTAAGCCATCAAAAGATTTATTTTGTTTGATAGTGGATTCTATTTCTAAATCCCTATTTCTTGATATTGCAATTAGAGGTAACTTAAGCGGTTCGTCATTGGTATCTTCAGCATGTAACTGAATTAGTCTATTAGACTCATCTGGTGCTAATACTCTTAGTTTAGAAGAGTCAGCTAGCCAGCCTTTGATTTTTTGAGTAACCGCTTCATCATAGTAGTTTATTGCCATAGTTTGTACCTCCTTATGATTTTAGAGCTACTTGAAGAATTCGACTACCGGGGATAGCTCCATTACCATAGGTAATCAAACTTGCTATTGTATCATACTTAGGGTCCTTAAATAAAAGCACCAAGTTTCCATCATTATCTGTATAAAATGATAAGCTGAGCAGCAGTTTAATACACATATTTTTTAAAGTTGTTTTATACTGCTGTTGTATGTAATTATCCAGAATTATTTCAGACGCATGTAGAGAATAATTTTCAATCAGAAAGTAA